ACTGCGAAGGGGTTTGTCCTAGACGTTCTGAAAGAGGCTTACTTCCGCAGAGCAAGAGACGAGAAGCTTGGAAGCACCAAAAGAATCACCCAAGAACTAGATATTTTACAATCAGTCATTAAAGACTTTCAGAAAACACTTCCAAATGAATCCACCGACACCTAAGAAAGCAGCCAAACGTGGTCGCCCGGCTAAGAAGACCATCATCATTGATGAGTCTTTATGCAGCATTAACAGCCTTGTTGAACAGCAAATTGATGAGGATTTCATTGTTATGCGTGTTTGCAACAACCCAAGCTGGGTCATTGTGCGTATGGATGGATTAGCCGTTCCGGTGAAATGTCCGGCACGCTTATCAAATAAACTTGTTGGCAAACGCATTAAAGTGTGCCTAGTATCAGCTGACCCCGAAGACTATTACGAATACGCATTATGATTGAATTACACGAACTAGAGGACGAGTCTCTTATTTACGCCGACAAAGAACCGGACGTCAACGCGCTTATTGATGCGTATGATACCTGCCTCATTGATCTTGAATACTATTTTGAGTCTTGCCTGAGGTCTTATAATGACCGCCGCAACATCTGGGACGGCAAGTCTGACGATCTTCGTAAGAACGGGGCCAACGCGTTTCCGTGGCAAGGTGCTTCCGATCAGGAGGTCAACGTTGTTGGCGAGCGCATTGACATGTATGTGTCCTTGTTTGACCAAGCTCTTCAGCGTAGCCACATTAAGGCGTTCCCGACGTCCATGGCTTCAATGCCGCGAGCTTCTGTTGTGTCGTCGTTCCTTAAGTGGATGCGCTCGACCTACATTCCTGACTTCAAGAACCAAATGGAGTTGGGTGCGAACTATTTGCTAGAGAAGGGGATTATGGTCTCCTATGTTGGATGGAAACGAGAAAAAAGAACATATTTGCAACAAGTCACCATCGACCAAATTGCCCAACAATCCCCCGATCTAGCGAACCTTATTATTGATGGAAACGATGACGAGATGCTGATCGAGCTGATCCAGCAAGCGTTTCCAGACTTGTCAAACAAGCGGACAAAGAAAGCAATTAGGGAACTGCGAAAGACAGGGACTTCTGAAATTCCGATTCCACGCCAAACCGTTGATTGCCCAGTTGTCTATTCCTGTGCCCCGGATGGAGAGGTGCTGTTCCCACCCTATGTATCAGACCCACAACGCGCTCCTTACGTCTTCTGGCGCACGTTCTTGACGGCCCAAGAACTTGAGAAAAAAGTAACGAACGAGGGTTGGGACCGCAAATGGGTTGATAACGCCATTTCCAATCTTCGTGGGAAAGATTCCATGTATCTCGACGGTGAGAAGGTGAAGACTCAAACGCGCTTGCCAATTACCGATGACAACGACTTGGTGATGGTGGTTTACGGCTACCAGCGATTGATTGACGAAGAGGACGGCAGCGAAGGTATCTACTGCACCGTGTTCCACCCAACTACGGATGGCTACGCAAAGCATGAGCTTCTCAATGGATACGATGACTACCCGTTTGTTGTGACTCGACTAGCCAATGACCAGAAGCGGATGTATGAAGTGCAAACATTCTCGGATATTCTCCGTGGTCCGCAAATGCAGATCAAAACTGAGCGTGACAGCCGGATTGATCGCGCTTCGTTGGCTACCTTGCCACCGCTGATGCACCCTGCTGGTCGCCCTCCCTCCGATTGGGGTCCGGGCCGTCGCGTTCCTTATCGTCGTCTTGGCGAGATTGCGTGGGGGCCAGTTCCTCAAATGGATCAAGGTTCCATTGAGTCCGAGGTGTCTATGCGAGCGCAGGCAGACCGTGCTGTCGGATTGGATCTTACAAACCCGCTTACGGTTGCTCGTCAACAATTCTACGTTGGCAAGTTCCTCGATCATGTCCGCGACGTGCTTAACATGGCATGGAAGCTGTATCAGCGCATGGGACCGGACGAAGTGTTCTTCCAAGTTACTGGCAACCCGAATCCTCAAACAATGACCAAGGGCAATCCTGACGAGAACTTTAGCATCACGGTTTCCTTTGACTCGTTGACCACTGACCCAGAGACTGCTGAGACCCAACTCAAAAACATGGTTTCGCTTGTCCAGCTTGATCGCAACGGGGTTCTCGATATCAACAAACTCCTTGAGTTTACCGCGTCGAGCATTAACCCAATCTTTGCGGACTATGTGCTGCAACCAGTTGAGGAGGCACAGCAAAAGGTCGCTAAGAACGTTACTGACGACCTCGCCAAGATCTTCGCTGGTATCGAGGTTCCAGCACAGCCCAACGGCGCACAGATCGCAATGCAGATGGTTCAGGCGTATGTTCAGCAACCGGACATTATGCAACGCGCACAGTCCGACGAAGCGTTTGGTGGTCGTCTTCAGAAGTACATGGAGCAATACCAGTTCCAAATGCAACAGATGCAGAATGCTGAGATTGGCAGGATTGGAACAAATCCGGCTCAGATGGGTGGAGTTACAACCCAAGGAATGCAACAATAAAAAATAATGATCAGCATTGATGAAATTGAAATGATTCTTGCTGTTCCATGTCTCATCGCTTGTTTCTTAATGATTGTTGATTCATTCAAACAAATCTAAAAATGATCGAAAAGCGATTTAAGAAGGTTGTCACTAATCCAGAGACAGGACGTAAAAAGACTGTGAAGTATGGACAAAAGGGCGCAACTATTTCACCGGGGACTTCCAAAGGCGATGCCTATTGCGCTAGATCCAATGCTATAAAAGGCGATTGGCGCAGCGACAAGAACTCTCCAAATAACCTGTCACGCCGCAAATGGAAGTGCAGCGGAAGCAAATCAATGAAATAACTCTATGAAAAACAAATCAAATGACTGCGGCCACAAGGAAGAGAAAGAATACGGCAAAGGCAAAAAAGGTAAAGGCTACGTCGAGATTGAAATCAAGATGGGACGCATGCCGAAGAAGAAAGCTAAACGCAAGTAGTCTATGAAAAAGCCAAAAACAAAAGCCGCTAAACAGGCCAAAGTGGCGAAAGTCATGGGTGAATATAAAGCTGGAACTCTTCATGCAGGAGTGAATCCCAAAGGACCAAAGAAAGCCCCATTGGCGAAAAATCGAAAACAAGCGGTCGCAATCGCAATGTCCGAAGCTGGAATCAAGAAGCGCAAGTAATAATATGACCCCACTACCTAAACCAACTATCCAGCAAGCCATTGAATCTCTCTCTGATCGTGACGAGTTCAAGGCTATCGTGCAATTCATCCGTGACGAACGTGAGCGGTTCTTTACCGACCTTCGCCAATGCGTTGAGACTAACGAAGTTATGAAGATCGTCGGAAGCGTTTCCACACTGGACGAGTTGCTGTCGTTGCTGGAAGCTGAAAATAGTTGACATTGTTTCAACTTCGTGTTTTAGTCTCCATGCGCTGGTGAATGTCTGACCACTGTAGTTAGCGTGTGTTTTGTGGTTTGTGTCATACTAGAGGTCGCAGGGTTTTCGTTTTCCCTGCGGCCTCTTTTTTGTATAAATTTTGATACCTTACTAAATTGCTTGACATACTAATGATTTAATGCTTGATTCTTCGCGAACACGCATCGCCGAGCGTAAATGGCGTTTTAAATAAACATTATGAGTAATCCAGAAGCTACCGCCGAAGCTATTGAATCGGTGTCTAATTTGTCATTCGAAGAGCTTGTAGCTCAACGTGTGGCCCGACAAACCTCTCCAGAGGAAGAACCTGAAGAAGAGTCTGATGATTCTCCTGAAGATGACGAGAAGCCTGCTAGTCCAGAAGACGAGGAGTCGCCAGAATCAGAAGACGAGATCGAAGATGATTCCGATGAGGAAGCCGAAGAAGAGTCCGAAATTGACCTGCTGTCTCTTACGACTGAGCAGATTCAATCTTTAGCCAAGAAGGGTAAGTCTCGCCTCCTCCAACGAATTGGGGAATTGACGGCGCAGAAAAAAGCCCTTGAGGAAAAGATTCAATCGCAGCCTCAGTCGCAAGCCAAGGTTGTCCCTCAAGACGAGAATCCTTTCCGAGAAGTTGCTTCGTTTGAAGCACTCAAAGGAAAGTATAACGAGCTTGAACGGACGCTTGAAACCACTGATGAAATCCTAGAGGAACATGAAGATTATGGTCCTGACGATATCATCGTGGTTGGCGACAAAGAGTTCAGCAAAAAGCAAATTCGGAAAGCAAACCGGAATGCCAGAGAAGCACTGACTAAATACATTCCCGCTCAACAACAGCATCTTGTTAAGATTGCCCATTACGAGCAAATGTCTAAGCAGTATTCAGAGGCAGCCAAGAGTGAAGTTCCCGAGATCCAGGACGAAGAGTCCGAGATTGGGAAAAGCTACAAGGCACTGGTGTCGGACCCGTTGATCGACCGCATTAAAGCGCAAGTTCCAGAAATCGGATTCCAAATTGAATATATCTTGGCTCACGCCGCTCGTTCTCTTTACGGAAACAAGAAGATCAAGACGCAACCAGCGATGGGAAATAAGTTGAAGGTAAATCCATCTTCGACCCCATACGGTGCTGGTGCAGCAAAGTCTTCTTCCCCCGCAAAGGCGAAAGTAGGAGATGCGTATAACCGCTTTGAGAGAAGTGGTAGCCCGGAAGAATGGATTGCTGCCAGAATCGCTAAATTCAAATAACTTCTAAATATCAAATATCATGCCAATTAGTGCTACCTACCAACCGAATGCCCCCGCTGCCAAAACTGGCAAGGGTTCCGCAATCTCCAACCGTGAGGACCTCAGCAACGAACTTGCTATCCTTGCTCCAGAAGAAACCCCAATCCTGTCGCTTTGCTCCAAAGGCAAGGCAGCTTCGACGTTCACCGAATGGACCGTTGATTCCCTCGCATCCCCAGTTACGACTGGTATTTCCGAAGGTTCCGACGTTACCTCGTTCAGCGACAAGTTTGCTGACCGCGCTCGTCTGGGTAACTACATCCAACTCATGCGCCGCGATTACCTCGTGTCGAACCTGCAACAAGCTGTTACCAGCGTTGGTCCTGCCAACGTCGCTCAAGCCGAAGCAAAGTCGATGCGTGAAATCAAGCGTGACATCGAGGCTACCATTGCTTCCGACAACGAAATGACTGTCGAAAACGGTGCTGGC